TAAATCCTGCGCGATTGACGACCTGGGCGTAAGCGGCCAGGTTTCCCTGAGGGGTTTCGGCGTCCGTTGAGCTGGTTTGAGGGACGCCGTTGACATCGATACGCTGGGATGATCCTCCCAGGTATTCGGGACGTTGGAGACGGAAATCGGGTACGGTAACGCCGAAGTGACTCTTAAGAATTTCGACGTAACGGGTTCCGCCGCGAGCATCATTTTCCAGGATTTGCTGGAAGGCAAATGCTTCGCGGAGTTGATTGACTGTAGCGGCAGTTGCGCTGGAAAGGTCAGCTATAATTCCATATTTATCTGGGTCGGGTGTAAGACCGATTGTTCTGGAAGTTCCAGGAACTCCAGCAGCTATAGCGGTTCCAGCTGCTAATCCATAATTGCCTGTGCTGACATGAATATTATTTGTACCGCTTTGGGTTCCAAGACCATAGTCAGCGGCAGCTCCTGGTCTGGATGTAAATCCCATTGTAAGACCATCACCAATGACCGGAGCAGAGGTTCCGAGAGGAAGGGAAACGGCATCGCCTTTTTGAGGCCAGGGAAGGCAAGATGTGAAATAGTCGTGACGTTTACCACGCTTTTGTAGCACGTAGTAATCGAATGTTTGAACGTCGGAATCGCCCGTGCTAACCACGAGTGAATCTTGCAGGTTCTGGTCGCGGAACCATTCATTCCATATCAGGTTGTATGCCCTGAAAGGCAGCGAAATAGGAGCGTCGGCGTCGGGAAATTCGACGCCGACAGGCAGACCGAAATGGTCCCCAAGGCTATTTACATCGAATTCTATCGGGATTTCTCCCGGATTGAGCGTAGGCACCTCGAAGTCGGTCGAATCGCCGGGATCATCCTGGGCACCCTGGAATTTTTCCCAGTTGTCCCAGAGGATGCGATTGGGCACGTAGAAGAAAAACGTGTCCAAGAACATGTTATCCATGACCGGGAATTGAGGGGTGGCTAAACGTGCGAACAAAGTCGCATTGAGATTGAGAGTATCACCAGGTAGAACCTCGTCGATGAAGAAGGGTACGATGTACCCTTCATTAAAGGTGGTTTTGTGGCCGTGCGTCCGGTCGAAGACGGAACGCTGGATTTCAGGGCCGGGAATCCGGCTGAAAGCATGGGACATGACGGAGGGAAGTTGAGAGCCATTGGGCATATTTACTCCTGGTTTCTTTTAGTGAGAAAGGCTTATAAAGCATACATAGAAAGGGACTCCGATTTCTACCGGAATCCCTAGTTGAGACTGACTTGGTGTCAGTCAGACCCATTACATCAAGGGGAGTATGGGTCTGGGCGCGTGGTTCACGCTTATTTGGCCCCCTTTTTGGGGGCCTGGGGAGCCGCCTGGGCGGGCGCAAGGGAATCCGGGTCCGGATTGACTAAGGAAGTCTGTTGAGCCGCCTGAGCGGCTTCCTCGTCGGCCTGCGCCTCCTTCTCCATAATGTCCTGGAGCGCATCCGGATCATGTATGAATCCGGATTTAAGAGCTTCCTCGCGATTTTCGGGATTTTCGACCCAGCGCAGAAGCTGGTAGGGGTCGCGAAAGCGACCCCGGACGCGGGAAGGCAGGGAGCGGAAAAGGTTTTGAACGTCCGTCACCTTGTTGAGCATTTCATGGTAGGACTCGGACGGGACCTCGCCGAAATGCAGCTGGCGAGTGGCGTTCGGATTTCCGACGCCCGAGAGACCGGAGAACCGGTTGGGACCGCCCAGGTGTTTTTTCACCAGGGCGTTGATATCGGTTTCCGGTTGGAAGTGTTGTTGCGTGCGGCTTTCGCCGACGGGTTTTTGCTGCACGCGGGGGCGGACTTTTTTGGTTGCCATTTTTACTGGCCTTTCTGCGGCGCGAGGGCCGCGAGTTCAAGGGGCACGGCCCCTATGGTGTTTTCGAGCTTGCCGGATGCCTCGTCGAAGGTGCCGACCTGAATCAAGGTATAGTCGGCGGGGAATTGTGCGAAGGTGGTTTTGCCTTCGGTGAGCAGCATGGTAATGCCTCGGATGGCCTCGGCGATATGCTTGGATGTGAAGGGAGCGGAGTAAGAACCCGCTTTTTTGTCGTAGATAGAATAGAGTTGTAGCAAATTGCCTCCTTTGATAGCCTCACCATGAGGCTTATTTAAGGATAGCAATTTTGAACGTGGTTCGGTCAAGGACTTTGCGAAACGCAAATTCCTTGTGTTTTTAAGAGAGTTTTCTGAGAAGGCTCCTTATTTGAGCCTTTTTTACGCGTTCGCGGACTTTAAGACGTAGAGGTTCGTTATCCTGCCAACGTTTATTTGCTTCTTCAATGCGAAGCTTTTTTATGTCCTCTTCATTGAGGGGGTGGGATAGGAAGTATTTATTGGTGTAGTAGCGAGGAGGTTTTGATTTGATACCGTTGCGGATAACTGTGAAGTCGTTTGGGAAAACATCTGATTGATATTTATCGAACCAGGTTGCCCCGATTCCGGGGCGTCGGGACATGCGGACGAATTCAGGCTCTATGCCTTCTTCGTTATAAGACTCGGCTGATTTACCGAGTCTTTTTTTCATTACATATCGCGCCACATACGCGGCAGACTCGAAAGTAACATCGCCAATAGTGCAATGCCCATGACCCCATAAATGGTCAAGGCAATCACTAGCATAGAGATTAATACCATTTTTGGCACTAAGGATTTGTTTGTCCTGGAAATCATAGCCAAAAATACAGGCGTGATAGTGAGGGCGATTAGTGACGTCCCCATATTCACCACATGCAAAATATTTAATGGTGGTTCCGGGGACGTATTTACGGAGGCGTTTCCAAAAGAGCTCAAGATGGCGAGGATAAAGGATAGCATGTTGTGCGCCTCCATAAAGAAGTTCTTCGTCGCGATAAGTGAAGGTAACAAAGATGTTACGTTCGTGCATTTGAGCCTCATTGACGCAGCGAATAGCCCACTGACGGGAGCGTTCGAGACGGCAGCCGATGCAACGGCCACAAGGGACGTTTTGGCCCTTGTTGAAGATGCCTTGCTTGATAGATACGAGAGGGATTTTCCCGTTTCCGGATTGACGCCTTTTTTAGACGGATAGAGCCGGATTTGGGGTGTAGCAGGTCAGTTTTTTTCCCCGATGAAGAAGGCCCCCCGTAAGGAAATCTTACGGGGGGTCCAGTTTCTAAGTGCGATCCGGGTTGCCCCGTAGCACTTCAGATTCGGTAGCCACCGCGCATCGCCGTAGCGAAGTTGCGGGACTTGACCTTGCCGCCTTTCCGGAAATTTTTCACGGACTGACGGCGCGTCAGCTTTTTTCGAAATGCCATTTATGATCACCACCTTCCGGAGGCACCGGGGTTCCCCCGGGCCTTCTTTTGGATTTTTTTGAGGAATTGCTTGCCTCGGTCGAAGAGCCCAGGGCCTATCTCCTTTCCTTTCTTAATTATAGTTTCCGGGACCTTCCAGAGCTCGCCCTTTACCTGCTCCTTGTGGAGCTGAGCGGCTGAGCTGGCTGTCTGGTTCTCGATTTGAAGCTTAGTGGCCTTGAGGTTCTGAATCTCCTGTTTTACACGGTTGATTTGCTCGGAGTTGAGATGGCCCGAGCTAATAGCCTGTTCTTTTTGAGCTATCATGAGGTCGATTCGGGATTGTCGAGTGAGCATGGTGTCTTTTGTTTGCTCATTTTTAAGCGCAGAGCTTGACGCCAAGTCAGCAACTTGGGCTTGCTGAACGGCGAGGGTTCCATTTGCCAAGCGTGCCTGGATACCCGTTCCAGCCACATCCGGTGCTTGCGCTTGCGCCGACGCTCCGGGAGGTGATGAAGCACCACCATGCCGAGCACTAAGAATAGGATTAAGCCCAGCAGCAAGTAAATCTTTCACCTCCCTTTGATGTGCGGTATTGGACATCCTTTCTTGGAAGTCCATTTGCTTTTGCGATTGAGCAGCGTTGAATGCCGATTGAGCCACGCCCTGTAGCATGCTGCCTGCAATAGGGGCCCATATGGGCGCGGTGGCGACGGCGGTTTCTGCGAAGGGCATTAGAGCCTGCCCAGACCGGGAACGGAATACATGGGCATGGGACGGACATGCCTCATTTTGATGTATGAATCGAGCAGGATATGCGGCTGCGCGGGAACCGCGATAACCCGTTCGATAGGGGGATCGTCCTGGATGAAGCTGGCATTGAGAACGGGAAGCGCTGAGAAGTCGATTGCCAAATGCCAGGCGTCGAGGGTGCCGGCAGCATCGGATCGGAAGATGCCAGTAACGTGCGAGGGCTTGTAGCGATATTCGGCCCAGCGTTAATGCTGAATAGTCCTAAAGATTGTTGTGCGACATCAGAACCATGTGTTGCTCATCCAATGACAGAAGAGGAACGATGCGCTCGTGAGATTGGATACTTGGCTTCTCGAATCGAAGAATA